CAGACTGGCTCTGGGGATGCTATCTATTTACCCGGGCTCTACCGCCATCTACACCCTGCCGACGGCCAAGTTTGCCAGCAAGTTCACCAAGGCGCGTATAAACCCCGTCGTTGAAGCCTCGGAAACTCTGAGCGATCTTGTGCCCACCGGGGCAGACAGTGCTGAGCTTAAACAATTCGGGACGTCGTTTTTGTACATCGTCGGCACCAGCGGTAACTCGTCACCTATCTCCATCCCTGCAGATATGCTGATCCGGGACGAGGTGGATTTCAGTAACCAGTCGCTCCTGAGCATGTTCTATTCCCGCCTCGGCCACGCCGAAGGGGGCGGCTGGATTCGGGACTTCTCTACCCCGACCGTCGATAAGTACGGGGTGAGCGAGGACTTCGAACTCACCACCAACAGCCGCTACATGATCAAGCACGACGTCTGCCATGAGTGGATAGCCCCGACTTGTACGCAGGACATTGTCGTGCCCGGGTACGATGGGAATTTAATAGACTTCGAGGAGTCTGATTTGAAAGACTCCAGGCACAGGGTCAGCGAGGCGTACCTGGCTTGCCCGTCCTGCCACATGCCTATTTCTCATGATAACCTGGCGGACCCTAGCAAGCGTCAGTGGGTTCACGCCAACCCGGATGCTGAAATTGGGGGGTTTCAGATCGCTCCGTTTGACGTCCCGTCCGTGAACCCGATCCCGAAGTCTGTCAAGGCGGTAGCCCAGTATGAGCGCAAGGCCGACTGGGTGAATTTTGAATTCGGGGAGACCTACCAGGACTCTGAGAACTCTTTTGTTACTAGCACAGTGGATGCCAACACCACCTTGAGCTGGGTCAAACCGGGGGCAATGGCAGCTTCAGGCTGTGTTGCCGGCATCGATATTGGCAAGACCAGCTGGGTAATTATCGGTAAGCCCTATGTCGACAAGCGAATCGATATCCTGCACGCGGAACGGATTGTGCAGAATGATGACAATTACTTGCTCACGAGAATTCTGGATTTGCTAAAGTGGTACGGGGTGATGAGGGGGGTCATCGACGCCGGGCCTGATTTTACTACCGTATTGCAGGTCATTTCCAAATCGATCGTAAACCAGGTATTTGGCTGTTATTACGTCAGGTCAAATCGAACTACGCTCTCGAATATCGATGTCAAAGAGGAGGAGCAGGTTGTAAATGCCAGTAAAGTCGGGACTTTTTCGACCATTGCGAAAGCAGTCAACAAGGGCCTGGTACGCTGGCCGCGTATGGCTGAAATGGCGACGATCAAGGAACATCTGGAGAACATGAACAAGATCAGTAACATCAACAGTCAAGGAGAGAAGGTTGAGGCATGGGTCTCGAAGGGCCCTGACCACTACGCCAATTCACTGAATTATTTGAATATTGCCATCAGTCTGTGCGATTATCTCAACCAACATGGGGCGCCATTAACGCCGACGACCGTGACGTCGGCCAGATTCGGTAAATCTCACGACGACACGTCGGATCACTCGTTATTGAAGACGCGACACTATGGCTGAAACGAATAAACAGGTAGTTCTGCCCCGATCTCTCGCTAACAAGGCCAAGGCTTCTGTCCCTGGGTCAAACCAAGATCCTGGCTCTGTTATACCGCGTACCAACGAGACCCTGATCTTTGAAACTGTTCGCACACTGCGTGACGCGAACCGCAAGATCGAGGCTATCCGCACACAGGCGCGTATCGACGGCACAGTCTCTGCTGCCGTGTTCGCGCTTGTCCAAACTGCTCACTCAGGATTTAGCGTGAAGGCCTACGACAGCGGCTCTCACGAGTTCAGCCCTGAAGGAACAGATCTGGCCCGCTCTGTGATGGCGTCAATGGACACCCTTTACGACTACACGAAGGGCTACGCAGACAAGAATACGCTGGATACGGTAGTTGAGACAGGCCTGCGTGAGGTGACCCTGACAGGGGCGGTCGCCGGGGAGCTGGTACTGAGCAAAGAGCGCCTACCTGACCGTATCAACGTCATCCCTTACGAGGAGCTGCAATGGAAAGTACGCTCAGGCGGCACAAAGTTCCCGGTCCAGCAGGCCGCTGGCGGCGAGATCGAACTTAATATACCGACGTTCTGGGTGGCCGAATCGCACAAGGAAGCAAACGCCGCCTACGCCAACTCTATGCTTGAGGGGGCGCTCTACAGCGCGTTCTACTATGCCGAATTCATTGAGGACATGCGCCGATCAGTCAGGCGATCCGGGCACGCCCGTATTATCGTCACCCTGGACGCTGAGCGGGTAAAGGCCGCGGCCCCTGCTGAGATCCAGAACGACCCAAAGAAACTGGTCACCTTTATGGAGCAGACTCGCGATGATGTCACTTCTGTCATCGAGGCGATGGAGCCGGAAGACGCGCTTGTCACTTACGATACCGCCACGATCGACTCGATTTCGGCAGAAGGCGAGAAGATGGACTACAAGGAGCTTCTATCCTCGCTGTCCGGTATGCTGGCGACCAGCCTCAAGACGCACCCGTCGATTCTCGGGCTAAGGCTGGCGGGTAGTCAGAGCCTGTCTAACACGGAAAGCCTTGTTTATCTGAAGATTGCCAGAGCCGTCCAAAAGCCGGTTGAGCAGCTGATGAGCCGGGCTATGACCCTGGCTGTCAGACTCTACGGGGCCGATGTCTATGTACGGTTCCGGTTCGAGCCGATAGACCTACGCCCGGAAAGTGAGCTGGAGGCCTTCAGGGTACTGCGTCAGAGCCGTGTGTTGGAGCTGCTATCACTTGGGTTCCTGACCGACCAACAGGCCGCAGAGGAGCTTGGAACCGGTCCCAGGGCGCCAAATGCCCCTGAATTGTCGGGTACGATGTTCAAGGAAATGTCAGGCACCGGATTCCAGAACTCAGGTGATCCGGAGCCGACGCCTAACTCGGACCCGATGGGCAGGTCCTTGCAGCCGGACACCCCGTCGAAAGCAGGCGGAGAGAGCCAGTGATTTATTCCAGGGAGAACCGAAATGAGCGATAAACAGGCGAGTGAGGCGGTCTTGTGGCTAGGCAGTTACAGCAGCTACGTTGCCGCTGTCGAATCTATCGAGCGGGCAGAGCAGGCCATGGAGGTCGGGGCCTACGCTGAGCCTGAGGACGATGAGCGCGATATCTTCCAAGGATACGGTTACATGACCCAGCAGATCGGGAGCACGGCTGTGGTCAGCATCTCCGGCTCACTGGTGACAAAAAGTAATTGGCTCACGCGGGTCTTTGGTATGACCGGTTACGACGAGATTTCTAACGCGGTCGCTGCCGCCAGCCAAGCCGAGGGGATTTCCCAGATCTTGCTGGATATCGACAGCCCGGGTGGGTCGGCAAATGGGGTCGAGCAGGCTGCTGACACGATTTCCAAGGTCAACGCTGACGGGATGCCGGTGACTGCCTGGACCGGAGGCTCGATGGCGAGCGCGGCTTACTGGCTAGGCTCCTCTGCCGGCGCGGTCTATTCCACCCCAATGGCCAGTGTCGGCTCGATCGGGGTCATAGCGGTACACCAGGAAGCCTCCAAGATGATGAAAGACATGGGCATTAAGCCCACGGTCTTCCGCTCCGGGCCCTACAAGGCGCTGGGCGGGCCTTACGAGGCGCTGGACGAGAAGGCGATTGAGTATATTCAGGGGAAGATTAACTCGATGGCCGATCATTTCATGTCCACGGTGGCGGAAAACAGGGGCCGTACGACTGACCATATCAAGTCTGTAGCCGGAGATGGAAGGGAGTTTTTTGGTAAGGATGCAGTAGGTATTGGCTTGGTTGATGGGCTACACAGCTTCGAAGAGGTTGTCAAACTCATTGATACAGATCATAATTCACCCAGGGCGGAACAACCTTCACAGCTATACACAGGTGCTGACACTATGCTACGCAAAAAAGTGATGACTCAGGAGGCTCAAGCAGCGATTGCAGCTGGCGCCTCTGCAGACGAAGCACTTGAGGCGCACGGCGAGGAGATCGATACTCAAGCCGCCCCTCAAGGCGAGACTCCAGAGGGGACTGAAGCGGCCGCCGAGGAGACTCCGGCACAGGCCAGCACCCCAGAGGA